TAAGTCCAGCATCGGATTATTTAACTCCTGTTTTACATAATGGAGAAACTGGTGGAACTGCAGATGTTGAGGTTCTTGGTGGGTTGTATAACCTAAAACTAGCGGCTGCAGATTTTTCAGAACTTGGAATTTATACGCTCCACATGAGACCTAAACAAATTAGAACGGTAATTACTGATTGTGGAATATTGGCTTCATTACCCTCAGTTAGGGGTTTAGTTATTGATTTAAGTGCACTCCCATCAAATGATAGAGGTAAATTTTCACCACAGGGGGTAGTTGGATATAGAGTTGAGTATTTAGATTCAAACGGTAAAAAGATACCAAATTTTTACAGAATTATTACATCAAATTTCTATTGCGAACCGGTTATATCAAATACAACAAATACAAGTCAAAAATCGATTAGATATAGGTACACCGATGCGGCTACAAACTTCATGTTTTTAACTATAACACCAAGTGCTGCACCATCGACAAGACCAACAACGGTACCATTTATTGGTCAACCAAATCAAAACATAATATTAACTAACACTTATTTTAATCCAACTACCGTTGAAGTTGAAATGATTGAACATGACGCATCTACATTAGCACATGCATTGTATGGTAATCAAAGTAAATCTGTATCTGACGGTGTTTACACTATTTACGATAACAATAACAGTATCTACAGACAATATAACCTATATGAGGTTAAAGACCAATTTAACGAAACGTTATATGAGGTTAGAGAAAGAAAAACAGATATTGATGAAAATTTAAACTTTAATGTTATTACCGAATAATGGCAAAAATAAGATACAAGGTACCAAGTCAGGCAGCGAGTGGGGCGGAAACGTTCAGTGATAGTCTTGTCGGTAATCAAATTACTGATGGGTCTAGTCAACTGACTAATACCAATTTTGCTATTGATAAAGTAATACCAGAAAAAGACAGTAAAGAATTTAGAACGGTACCTTTTTCCGATTTTATCACATTAGATAATTTAGAGGAGGAAGAAAGTCCTGCAGTTGAAAGTTTACCTTTTGGTGGACAAAAACAAAATATTAAATTTAAAAATTCTAAATCTGATGCTGGTAAATCTTTATATGGTTCACTAAAACAGAGGTTAGGTACCGCGGTTGGAGACATTATCAAAAGATTCCCATCGGGAGTTATGATTGATGGTACAACACCGGGTTTATCGTCTAATTTAACTGCGGAATCCATTGTATACGATGCGGTAACAAACACAACTGAATTTAAATTTCAATACACAGCAAGTTATAACCCAATGGGAGTTGTGTTTATTGAACCAAAAAGTAATACGTTACCTCAGACTGAAAATAATTTTAAAAATTTCTTTTCATCTTACACAAAATACGTTTTAGATTTTAGTGGGACAACTTACAATATTTTAGTTTATTCTGAACCGGATGTTAATAACTTAATCAATCTAAAAGTTCAAGGTAATTGTTTTAATGGTTCATCAACGTACACAGATTCGTATTTGATTAGACCAAACGACGGAGTTACCGAAGAGTTTTATAAACAATTAGATGATTTACAGGCGGTTTTATTAAATAGAGAAACCACACCAAAATACCAAGCAAACTTTACAGTTCCAAGAGATAGTAGTGATGGTTATACAACCGATTTAACTTCAGAACAAATTAATTGGCCAATATCTAGAGACAATTGGAACATACAAATCGTTGGTCTTGATTTCAATTTTTATATTGAAAAATTAAGTTCATTAGGTGAGGAAATTGACAATTACAAATCTAACTTATTAATTAGATTTTTAACTGCACCGCAACTTTTTGAATTCGATACCGAAGAAAAGAAAGCTGAGGCGATATTTCAAATATACGGACAGAGTTTTGATAAGGTAAAGAAGTTTATCGACAACATTGCTTACATGAGGAATGTAAGTTACGACGGTATTAATAACGTTCCCGATTTGTTATTAAAAAACTTATCAGAAACTTTAGGATTATCAACGGTTAACTTATTTGACGAAAAAACTCTACAAGAGTCATTATATACAAGACATACTTCACAGTACGAAGGAATTTCATTAGGTGCTAACTTAGTTGAAGCTGAGTACGAATTCTATAGAAGATTGATTTCAAACCTTGCTTTTTTATACAAATCAAAAGGTACGAGATTAGCAATTGAATTCTTTTTAAAATTCATAGGTGCACCTGAACCAATGATTAGGTTGGATGAATATGTTTACAAAGTGGACAGTTTATTACCAACTAAAACATTTGAAGATGATATCCGTGCGGTTATTCAAGGTGTAAAGGAATTTAATCAGATGGAGTTTGTTCCATATGCTACAACCATCGATGGTGTAGAATATCCAGCATATTCATATAGATTAGTTACAGTTACAGGTAGTACAACATTAACAAGAAGTGAATATCCTGTTAGTGAAGAAAGTGGATTACCAAGAAAATTACAAACAACCAACGGTGATTATTTTTTTGCAAAGGGTTCTGGTTGGTACAGAAAAACATTAGACCACAGGTCTTCAGACATATTAGACACTTTCACATCTAACTTAACGGGTAGAGTAAAAGTTATAAAAACAAAGTCCGCACCATTTACATACGGTGAAGATTATTTTGATGTCTACAGAAAATTACCAGGTTTAGATTATGGTTTTGAAATTTCATCTGAGATTGACAATTCAAAAATTGAAGTTGTTGAAAATGAAGATGATTCTAAATTAACATTAAATAGAAAAAACATCAATGTGTTCTTGTCTTCGGATAGAGCAATTGATTATGACATATATAGAAAATCAAGAGATTTAACTTTAGATTTTCACACAATGACACCACAAACAGGTGTCACTTTTTCACAATTCTTAAATAACATTGTAAGTCAGAATGTTAAGAATTCACATATTGTAAAATACAAGAAGGAATATAGAGTATTAAAGGAAATCTATAAAGATTATATGACAAGTGTGGGATTCACACCATATAATTTTGTAACTATAAATGAATTCATCGAAAGAATGAGTCCATATTGGGTTGAGATTATACAACAATTCATTCCTGCAACGACACAATGGTTAGGTGGTAATTTAATTGAGAACGGAACGTTCAATCGTTCAAAATATCAACATAGACAACCATGTGCACCTAAAGAATTTATTGAAGTTTTATATCCAAATTTTGAAAACGTTATTGAAGAGGATTTAGAAACGTATGTTGGTGGAGGATATGACGGAGCGGGAAATATAGACAGTGAAAATCATGCAAAATTAAGAGGTTTACATTTATTTGGTGGTCTAACATATACATTATCATTAGATATTAATGGTACCGTATACAATAGGAATACAAGTTTAATAAAACCATTTGGTCCATTTACACCAACAACTGGATGTACCAGATTACAGGCATCAAGTGTTAGTATCCCATTAATATGTGACTACAAAGGAACATACATGAATAATAGTTCATGGGCAATTAATTTTAATGGTTCAACTACATTAAACACAGTAAAAACACTTTGGAAATCTACTTTAGATTTATTGATTAATGATATTAATTCATTAACTCAAGACTCTGCGGGTTGTTTACTTGATTATGCACCATACACGGCGTTCACTAGTACCACATCTTGTGTTCAAGTTCCAAAGAAAACGATATCGGCAGAATATTTCATCGATATTGATGGAATTGAAAAGGTTAGATTCGTTTCACATTCAAGTGATTATAATGAATGTAGAATTGATGAGTTAGTAGATTTTTATTTTACACCTAACTATAGTATTGCAAAACAAGAATGTAGTTTAAGGGTTGATGTTAGTACTCCATGTAGAATTTTTACTGGTGATACAACTAATTGTCAATTAAAAAGTGATATATATTTCACTGTTAGTGGTGCTGTTGGAGATGAAAGTGGAGAACCTAATAGATGGCCAATTTACATTCATCAGGAATGTGATGACGATGTGAATATGCCACAATTAAGTGAGGCGTATGATTTATCTAATGGTACTAAAGTTAGATGTGGTTACATTTTACCTAATTTCTTAGAAAGTGGTACAATTGATTTAATATTTTCAGATGCTGCGAATTGTGAACAAAGAGTAAAAATTGAAGGTTTACAACAAAAAATTGTAAAAATTGCGGATGACATAACTGGTTACACAATAAATCCAAAAATACAATATAGACCATCATTTGATTATGGTTTAAGAAAAGGAAGTATTGTTTACAAATTATTTAGTGGGACAGTCCCAACATCAAATGTCGACTTTAATAATAAATTATTAAGTGGGTCAATTAGTGGTGTAACAGTTCAAAGTGTGTCTATTGGAGATACGTTAATTTCAATTGAATTAAAAAATTGTAATTATTTAACTTCACAAGATTTTAGAGATGCTGAAATTAACGACGATTATAGTTTTGCGTATAACTACGATTTAGTTACGGTAGAAAATAAAGAATGTTTATCATCAGTTAAAACAAGTTTAGTTAATGATAATTTTGAAATTCTACCAACAAGTAAAGTTTTAGTTTATACTAATGTAGGTACTCAATTAGAAAAAATACCGTATCAATTTATATACAAATATCCTGAAGATTTATTTGTTCGACCTGAACAACCGGAAGTTCCATGTTGTGATGTTGATGAAGACTATTTTCCAAAAGGTGATTTTTTAGTAACAGCAGACGGGTCATTAATTGAAGTTATTACTGTAGACTTAATTGATTGTGGTGCAACTAACCATAAAAAAATATTTTATCATTTAAATGTTAATGGAAGTACCGATAGTGGTAGAGTTATTTTATTAAATAAACCTACCATTGGGGGAGAACCAATTATAGTTTCATACAAGGAAGAGAAATTCAAGTTCATGGATGAATAT